CACCTGAATCAGTGTCATGTCGCATTCATCGTAGCCAGCCGCCTCCAGGCACATGCTTATACTGCCCAGCTTGCAGAGGTAGGCATCAATCATGAAATCCGGGATGGTGTAACCCAGCGCAGATAACTGCTGTTTAACCTGCGCTGCCGTTATCTGCACTGCCATGATTACTTATCCTTTTTGGTTGCGGCTGTCAGCGCTGCTTCTGCTTTGTCTGCGCGATCGTTTGCTGCAGCAAGCTCAGTAGCGTGAGCGGTCTTCAGCTGCTCCAGCGCGTCGGCATGCTCTTTGTTTTTCGCTTCGACTGCATCCTGAGCGGTCTTCAGCTGCTCCAGCGCGTCATCCAGTTTCGACTGCAACACCGATGTGTCAGTGCTAACCGGCACCGAAGGAGTTGCCACCTCGAAGGTCAGCTTCTCGCCTTTCTTCTCACTGGTTTTCTCGGCCTTGCCGTTGGCGATCCACTTTTCAGCAACCGAATCATCCACGTCATAAACCTGACCAGCCTCCAGTTTCTGGAAGCTGGCACCGGCAAACAGGTTCTTAGCCAGAATTTTTACAAGTGCCATGTTTTTCCCTTAGCTTGAAGCGTGGATGACTGAGAAGTGACCGTTCATGTCCTGCTTGACCATCAGGCCAGCGGCCCCCCATGTACGCCAGATGTAATCGCTGTTGTAGAACGGGCGCGGGTCGGCAACAGTACCGAATGCCTGACCTACGATTGGCGCGATGACGCCGGCAGCCAGCGGAACGATTACGATTTCGTTGCCTGACAGCTCGGAGTCCTCTTTGATAGCTGAAATGCCAGCCAGTTTTGCGATCTCTTCCAGCACGGTGCGCAGCGAGTTCACATCGAAATACTGCTCCCAGTTCGACATGATTTCGCTGGATACATACCATGTCTGCTGGCCGTACTGGAGGTTCTGCAGCTTCAGCACATCACGCAGCGCAATAGCGCCGGCACGCATAGCTTTCGGGTCGGTACTGGTCGCGAAGTTGACAGTCAGCGTCACCTGAGCAACTCGCTCATCGTGGCGTAAGCCCTTCCATGTTTTACCGTCGAAGTTGATGTAGTTGCCCGCTGCATCGCGGAAGCCTTCCCAGATGTAATCGACGTACTGACGACGCACATCATCAACTGAGCCAGCCTGAGCGTCAGCCAGTGAAGACAATGCGGAACCTTTGTTGAATACCGGGTCACGCCAGTTGAACTTGAAGCCGGAATCATGAATCGGAACCATGGTACCGTCGAAGGTGTAGCTCTTCGCATCCAGCGCTGCGCCAATCTGGCCGGACATTGAAGTGTGCGCCCAGCCACGGCCACCGGTACGAGCATACTCATACACGGACTCTTCCAGACGCACTGAGCGTGCCAGCGGCATCAGGTCATTCAGAAGCGTGAACTCAGTGTTCGGTTCAAATTGCGCCAGAACTGTTTGGTCATAAGCGCGATACAGGCGACGAATATCATCAACTGCGTTCACAGCGTCGATTGCTGGCGCGTCCTCTGCATCACCGCGCCACTGAGTGCGAGCCAGAAAATCAGCGGCGGCCTGTGCGCTCGCATTACGTGCAGCGGTTAGCTGCTTGAACTGCGCAGAGTTGTGCGCGAGATTGCCTGTCTCGGTCGCCTTTTTGGTGGAGAATACAAACATTCAGGTGCTCCTTACTTAATGACAACGCGCAGGAGGTCACCTGCTGTCGCGATGGTGTACGAACGGTCTTCTTCAACATAAGCGCGGACAGATTCATCTGCTCCAACGGCTTTAACCCGACCATTTGCGATCGAGAGCGGCTGACCTTTCGTGTATGTGCCAGTTGCAGCTGGTACGTTGAAGAACACGCCCGGCGTTGGGTGCATCGCTACAACCCACTCGCCAGCCAGAATGGTGTCATCGACTGTTTTGCAGCGCAGATAGTCATAGTTGGCGACATACAGAATCGCCTGCTCATTGCCGGCAACAGACGCGGTGAACTTCTTGGTTGTGTTGTCGAAGAATCCAATGGTGCCGGGCTTGGTGTCAGCCGCAGCTGCACCTTCTCGATGGAGTTGCGGATTGGCAAAGATGCCGCCCGCGTGGATTACGTGCTTACCGTCTTTAGCCATTATTTACTCCGGCATTTCGCTGACTGAATGATTGGTTGCGGTCTGACGGAAAGAACCGTTCAGTCCAGTTGAGGTCTGGCATTTCGCATACATGCCATCAAGCGCCGCGCCGTCCAGAGCGTTAACTGCCAGATCGTCGAGCTGGAACTTGGCTTTAACAGCTGCGCGCTTGTCTGACTTTTCTTTGTCGGAGTTAACTGCCAAGCCGCTTTCAATGGTGCTCAGTTTGTCGGCAAATGGTTTGAACCACGCTGGAGCTTCATCGCTATTGGTGGCAGTTTCTTTGGCATTTTTGTCAGCCTCTTCTTTCTCTTTCTTGGCCTTTTCATCAGCTGCAGCTTTCGCTGTCGCGTCATCGGCGGCCATCTGGTTGTAAGCGTCCATCAGCTCAGCATCGGACTTACCTTCAACGTCGATGCCTTTCGCTTTCAGCGCATTGGTGATGAGTTCTTTCATCGGGTTTGCTTCCTCTTTGACGGAATTGCTGTTGGCGCTGAAAAACGCCTTTAGCTGGTTAAAAATTGATTTGAGAGCGGGATCTTGCGTTGAATCGATATCGGGTGACTGGCCTTCTGACAGGTTGACTACTTCCAGTTCCTGCTCGGTGCCATCGGAGTTCACGAAGATGCCTACGCCCTCCTCCGGCGTTCCGGCGCCAGCCTCATCAAGCAGCACAGCAACGTGGTCGAACATCATGTTGGTGGCGATTTCGTTGTACTTCTTGCCCTTCGATTCGCCATTTGCAGCGATGCCGGAATAAAGCAGACCGGTGGAGATATGGATTGGATCAACGTTGGCTTTAGCTGCCATTTCATCCAGGCGGTTAATCAGGCGCTTGCCGTTTTCGCTGGCTTCGGCATAGCGGCGGTCGACGTACATGTCACCAACCACTTTGCCGTCAACGTGAGTTACGTTCTGAAGCCATGCGCCGACGTGATAGTTATTTACCGCGCGGACATCGCGAGCCGATACGTGCTTGCCATCCACTTTAGGGTGACCGAACGGCATCGGATTTCGCTCAAGCGTGTTAAACGCCTTTTCAATTTCTGCTGCCGGGTACAACTTCCGGTTCATCACGATATCGTCGACAACAGGCGTGATGCCGCGGACCACGATGTGTGGTTTGCCGTCGATGGTTTCAGTGGTGATGTTTGAAGCGGAGTTGACGACGGTCAGCACGTTAACGCGATTGCGCTTCATGCTGTGTCCTCATGGGATGGATAGTTAAGTGTTCTGCTGCCACTCCTTGCGCTCTTTGCTTAGCCTGTCAACGAGGCCTGTATTTACGATCTTCCCTTTGTCATCCAGCAGGCAAGGCACGTTAGCGCAATAGCAGTGGTACCTATTGCCTCGCTCAGCATAGAAGGCTTCAACTTGCTCTGTGGTGTAAGTGTGTCCGTGTCGAGCAGCGTGCCATGAGCGTGTTGTGGGCTTCAGAGCGGAGAGCCAGAGAATGGCGGTATTCAGGCCCAACCTTTCCTTGGCCCAATCCGTTTCAAGCCACTGCGCTTTGCGTAGCGCCCCTACCTGCTCGGTCTGTGCGATGTTCTTAGCCTGCGCCATCGACACATCAAGCCGCTTGCTGATTATGCGGGCAGTTTCACGCGGGTTAACGCCACGACCGATTGAGTCAGACACGACAGTAGCCAGGTCAGCGCGTGCTGCATCACTGATGCCTTTCCAGTCGCTGTAGGTGGAGACGTAAGCCGCGGCAATCTGATTCTGATATGCCGGACTGCTCAGCAACTGCGCCAGCGTGGTCTGCTGCTCGTAGATGCTCGACTGAACCGAAAGGTTAGTGAACGCCTGCCGTGTGCCACGCTCATATTCAGCCGCAACGTAGCTCAGCGCCCAGAAGCTTTGACTGCCACCGTCGAGAAGGTGGTCGTCGAGTATCAGCTGTACACGCTGCAGCAGGTCAGCCAGTTGTGCGGCTGTCATGTCGTAGATGTAGGTACCGGCATTCACCTGGTAAATCACATCGCCATAAACAGCATGGGATGCGTTACCGATGCGCTCGGTTCCGGTTAGCCGCTCATCAAAGAGTTGCTTAAGAGCCAGCTTAATCTGGTAATAGCGGTCATCGATGTCGCGGTACATCCTGCCAACCTGACGGGATGATTGTGTCGGGTCAGCTTTGTTGCGGGGTATTATCGGTGTTCCGATTCGGGTTCTCGCTGGAGTTGTCATCATTCAGCGGGTCCTTATCGTTAATCTTTTTATTTGGGTCAGGCGTGGATGGCGCTTTGCGTGGCTCAAGCTCACCCACGGTTCGCACCTCGTTTTCATCAATCGCTGGCGTGCCGAATGCCTGTTGCGTGTCTTTTGCAACAGTGGCCATTGCCTGCATATTGGCGATCTTCTCTTTCTCGCTTGGCGCGAGCAAATCAGACCATGCCAGCGTGACCTCTCCCGATGTTGGAGCGTCGATAGCGCCAAGATTCCAGAACCTTTCCAGCAGCATTTGAACGACTGCGGTCTGGAATCCCCAGCGTCGACCGTTACAGCGCTTAGCCCAGTCTGCTTTATCCTCATCCGAGGCGAGACGTCCGGTCTGCTGACCAAATAGAATGGTGAACGGGCATTGAATTGATGATGCGAACTCGTTGGCTGTCACTGTCCAGCTTGGCGCCGGGTCGGCAGCAGCAACTGACAGCACCGATGTTGTGCCGGACTGAGTAACGAGAGCCGAATCAGTACCGCGATTCAGCTTCATCATCTTGTCATTCATTGCTTCGCCGAGGTTTTCGTAACCGGCCTCTTTCGCCTGCCTGGCGATCGCAACCATGTCGGTCTGCGCATCGAAGCTAATACCCAACTGACGGCTGGCGTTCTTCAGGAAGCCTTCGGCGCTACCACCGGATATCTTTTCGAGGTCCAGCAGCTTGTTGTAGCCAGCGCGCAGGAATGGCACGCCGGACAGCATGTTTTCATCTTCCGAGCCTTCACAGAGGATGATGACGCGATCGGGATGCACGGTAACACTGCGCACCGGCCCGTATGTGCCATCGTCACCCACTGGCTGCTCATTAAACTGGTAGTTAACCGGTTCGCCGTAGGTTTCCGACATTGTGTCTGTGTCGAAGTTGCCAGGCTTAATCTGTGATTCCCAAGCAGGCATGAGTTTGACGATCGCCTTATCACGCAGCCGCTTTACAACGGCGGTATCTACCGGCTCTTTCCACTCGCGACCATCTTTGAACTGGATGAGCAGCGCAGAATACCGGCCTACCAGATTGCGGCGGTCAGCATCTTTAATTTTCGCCCAGTGCTTGCTCAGCAACTTGGTTGCAGACTTCTCCCACGGAGTGGTTTCGGTCGATTCTTTGTTCTCGTCCCCGTCGATGATCGTCGGTTTATCCGTCCAGCACGATTCCAGCAGCTTGTGCACGGCGGCATAAGCAACTGGGTTGCGCTCATAGGCGCGGTAATACTGGTCGAATCCAAGTTCGTCGGGATAACCGAACTCCTCATATAGCTTTGTGCGCTTGGTGTTGCCATTTCTGGCGCCGTACATCATGCGCTGTCGGCCCACAGCATCAGCGAGGGCGTTCACGAGGAATTGTTCCCCGTTGCTTAGTTCACTCACTGATGAGCTCCTTAGAAGAATATTGCGCCGGTCTGTTTGTGGTTGGTCTTCGCTACTGCAAAGTAGCGGAACGCATCAGCGCCGTGCGATGTGAAGTCGTGCAGTGGTTTATCTTTCCAGCAGCCGCGCTTGTCGTCCCACTCTTTGCGGTATCCCTCTAGATGAGAGATGCCCTGCTCACACTTAGCGGCGTCAAAGGCGCATTTGGGGAGGATTTCACGCACTGAGTCAATGCCGGTATCAACGCCAAGCTTTGGCGCGACCTTAAAGCGAATTGAGTAAACCTGACCGTCGATTTCGAAACCTTCAGCCGCTATCTGTTTACGGCTTTTACCGTCGCCAGCAAATTCACGGTTATCGATGTCGTGTGGCGCCCAATGGTCACCGTATTCGTAGCCGCGGTCTTTCAGCACCTTCATGTAATGACGCAGGCCTTCGCCGCTGTTCTCGTAGTAGTCGATGACATGGAATTCATCACCGACCTCACGCACGAACCATATCGCTGTGGAGTCGCCTACACCGATATCCCAGAAGGTATGAACGAGCTGATGTGAATTGTCCGGCAGCTCGCCAACGCGCTTGTTGGTATAGAGCCAGCGGAACTGTTTGGCGTAGTAAGCGCCTTCGACAGACTGTTCAAACGCTTCAGCCGGTATCGATGGATACTCACGTTTCATGTCATCGCCGAGCGTCTTCTCTTTGGCGTAATACCAGGCTTTCTGGCGCTCGTTCAGGCTGATGCCTTGCTTCGCCTCAATATCGTCAAAATAATCGCTCAGGCGCTGCGGGAGTGGCTCTACCGGGTCGATTGCATAGAGTGGATTCTTCCACCAGGAGAAGAAGAAAAACTTCCAGTCGAGGTTGGATAATTGCTTACCCTGCAGCATCGCCTTCTCGGCAGTCTGGCAGTAGTCGAAGAAGTAACTAGCCCGGCCTTCAGCGGTGCTTTCAATCGTCGTGAAGCAATCGCTCGATACCGCTTCGAATGCACCAGTGACAATCTCCCGCGCTTTGTCGGGGAACTTAGCGCATATCTTCCCGAACTCGGAAACGTGCAGAAAGCGCAGCGTGCCACCACGAAATGACGTGCTGACGTAAAGAGAGCCGCCCTTCTTGAATACCAATTCTCCCGCTGAATCATTGCTGGCCGGGTTGGCTGCTCTGATTTCTGCCGGCAGACGGTCGTAGGCGTATTTTACCTTCTCGCGGAACAGGCGCTTGGCATCGTTCAGGGTGTGGGCGATCAGGGCGCACTTAGCAGCCTCAAACAGCGCAGCATCCAGCTGAATGATGCATACCTCAGTCGTGAACCCAAGCTGACGCGCTTTCAGGATGATGTTGCGGGTATGCATGCCTTCGAAGTATTCGAGCTGATCCGGCGTCATCTTGAACCGGACTGGTTTGCCTTCTTTGTCGGTAATCCAGTAGAGGTTGTTCAGGCGCCAGAGTTTGTCAGCCAGCAGCTTGAAATGCTCAGGTTTCATTAAGCCCCCTGAGACAATGAATCCATCAGGTCAGAAATGCTGTCGGTGACGTTGTTCTTCTCGCCAGTATCGATGTTGTAAGCCTCGCGCTCAGCTTTGATGATCTTCACCTGCGCGTCGACGCCTGCAACGAGTGAGCGTGAAAGAGAGGCATGATTCTCTTCGGTGAAATCAACGTCATCGAGGAAGTCACCAAGCTTGTTTGCGATTCTTCGCCAGCGAGCTAAATCCGTCCGGTGCTCAATCACAACGTCTGCAGCTTCATCGGCTGCTTCGTTTACGATCTGCTCATCAGTTCGCACATGTTCGTGCGAACCATCAGTGCGAACCTCTTTGCGAACAAGCTTCTGCCGAGTGGCTTTCTGCACTTGTTCTGTGAGGTCTCGCTGCCAACCGTTTTGCGTTGCACGCTTACGTATAGCGGTATCGCTAACGCCATGCTTATCGGCTATAGCGCGTATGGACAACGAACCAGCGCGGTAAGCCGATTCGATGGCCTCCCAATCTGGTGCTGCCATATTTGCTCCGTAAAAATGTGGGACCTGAATCAGCCATGAGCCAATGAACAATTAATACGACTCACTTAGGAGAGAGTGAATCGTCACCCTAAAGACACCTAACAGGAGGTTATATGGCTCACGCAGATTTGATTCAGATCGTCATTGCTTATGCAGACTCAGTAAACGCCATCATCACAATGGCATGCGTTTGTCTTGCTGAATATTTTACTTACCGGATTCGCAGCGCCTCACAACGTGGCTAACCGCTATCCCTTGCCGGAGAGATTCATCATCAGGCGCACTCGCAAATGCGCCTTGTGATGGTCACTTTGGCAGGCCGGGGATGGTTATTTGTGCCTGCTGCTCTAACCTTTCAATTCTCGCAATTAAATGAGGCTTTTTCACTCTACCCCAGCGATTAAGCAGACGGCCGGACATGCTTGCCACATCCTTCTCCTTCATAAACTCGAGCATCAGTTCGTTATGCTCTCTCTGGTATGAATGAGCCAACTCCATCAACTTTTCGCGCATCCAGTTAAAGGCTTTTATGAACGCCTCCTTGATGGCCGCCGCCTTCTTCCCGGTAAACGACATGATGATATACATCGCGCCATCTTTTGATATTTCATACTCAACATACTGATTACCTTTGTGCTGATAGGTAACCCGCGAAAAGTTGCTGGTTAAAAATTCATCTGAGCAGTCGAGTTTTTCAATCTTCTGGATGATGTGGTGATGCTGCTTTTCGAAATATGCGGCTACCTTTCGGGATGTAGTGATTACACGATCGCCAGACACGGCAACCATGTCCCGAAAGTCGAGAGAAGCTAACTGATTATTCATTGCGTCGTACCTTTTAGAAAGTGAGCCTGTCTCACAGAAAAGCCGCCCGAGAGAGGTCGCCACCTATAACGGCTGTTCTCAGGCTCGCTTACTGAAAGGCTCTCGTTGAATTGCGCGTGAGATGCGCGGAGGGTTACTTCAGACGTAAAAAAAGCCGCACCGTTACTGGCGCAGCTCTCAATCTTCACAGCTTAAATTAGTTTTTGCGGACCGCGTGAGCGTTATTGCGCTGCCCTATACCACGCCTGCCATCGATAAGTGTTGAGGCGTAGTGTTCTCACGCATTCTGCGTTCTCCACATCCGCCTGCAGGTCAGCGTCACTATCACTTCCTGCTGGGCTTAGCCTGCACGGTGGCGTCATCAAATCCTGCGATATTGTTGGCAGCGTCGATGGCACGCTGGCGCATGCTGACAGCATCATCATCAAACCGGCACACAGTGCGATTCGGATCCTGAACATATTTCACCACGTCGCGGTAAATGGTTTGGTAGATGACCTTGCCTTTGGCATTGGCCGTTGCAGCCTTCGCTTCCGTGGGCGCCAGTTTTAATTCGGCCTTCTGCTTCTTCGCTGCATACTCAGCGTTAACTTTGTCGCTATGGGCATACCAGCCGTTTCGGTAGCGAACTTCGCCATAACCGACGAATGAAGCGGCAAGGGCCAGCAGTGCAAACACTTTCCAGTACTCAGCTAACCACTTCATCATTCACCTGCCGGCGCAGCCTGGATAATTACCGTGTTGCCATCCTTCTTGCCCTTTTCAACTGCGCTCGGATCGATAGCGATTGAGCACGACTTACTGGAGCGGAGGAACTCGTTTTCTTTCTGAAGTGAATTGGCGCGCGCTTCGGCTGTTGACCGGCGACGCGTTTCTTCATCCAGCGTTTTAGCGAGGCTGTCGAGACGTTTAGTAATTGGCTCCATCTGGTCAGCGAACTTCATGTTGCGTTCGTTAGCCAGAAGGAACTGCTCACGCAGGCGGTTGTTGCGCTCGGTCAGGTAGGCGTTGTCATACCAGAGCTTGACCACGAAGCTGATGATGATTGCCGCGAACAGAGCCGGGATGAATCGGCGGTAACGGGCCATTCTTGCTTTACCTGTCATAG